ATCTAGCACCCCCAACCTTTGCCCCCTAAAATGTGCCATTATACCCTTGAACACCAGAGGCATATAATACAAAAGGTTGAACGTTTTAGTTAATATATTATACATAAGAATTACTTATATTGGTAATATATAACCCAAAAGTATTACTTTTATCTAATTCTAAAGTATTAGTCCGCGGAATACTTTCTTTTTGTTCCGAATTATCTTTATTTCATACTATTAACTATCTTATTTATTAATAATACCTTCAAAAAAAACGTGTACAACTCCTTAAAGATATCTGCTCTATATCTATTCTTATATAATAACTAACTACACAAAACGTGTGATACTCTTTTTAAAGAAATTAATTATTATATTAGAATATATATCTTATTTACTAAAGGGAAACCATATTGGTTGACCGACGAACTTTTATAATTAAATCATATAATTTATCAATAAAAATGAGTTAACATTTGATATACTTTATATATTCTTATATATTATTATTAAAGTAACATTTTTTCCACTCACCGGTAACATTTTGTTCTCCATTTCGGTAACATTTTGTTCTCCACCTAAAAACAACGTTTGGGAATAATTTCTTTTTCTAGCCATTTATCTAAATCCATTGCCTCTTTCTTTTTCTGAAATATTCTGAATGTTCTACAACCTTCAATAATTAATTGTTTTATTTCTTCATCGGTTCTTCTGCCTTCTTCAGTATATAAAGCAATTAAAATCCATTTCTTCTTCGTTCCATAGGGTATAAGTATTTTCTTTACTATTCCAAGGTCACAAAGTTTCTTTACTGCAAGCTTGACAGTCTTTCCTGTACAATATACACAGTCGGCAATATAATCACTCGTCCAAGTAAGATAACCATATTGGAGAATTAAATTGTAAATCATTGACTCTGTTAAATTCGTATCAAAAGTATCGTGTATCCAATACTTCAAAATTGGTAAGTATAAATCTTTCCTGCATTTATTTATCTCGTATTCCATTATCATCTTCTCCTTATTCTTATATTATTAATACCCACCCTAACAAACGTGTAACACTAAAAGGGTATGTAATCTAAATATATTGTTCTGTTTTTAACCACAAAAAGAAAGTTAGGTTCATTCTTTATTTTATCAAAACCTAACTTAACTATATCTGTATTAGGCAGGTTTAACATCATGGCTAATTCTTCAAAAGTATCAAAACATAATGTACCAATACTTCGCCATACGTTAATTATTTCCTGTCTAATATTTTCAATTTTTCTTTTTTGCTCTATAGCGTTTCTTGCATAAGCGCTTAACTGTCTTTTCTTCATTTAAACTAATCTCTACAATTTGAAATTCAAGACTATCCTGAATATCTCCAAATTCTTTATAATCCACATCAATTTCCCAACGGGGTTTGCTGTATTTTTCTTCAAGTCGTTTCCATACTATTTCGTGAACTAAAAGACTTGGAAATTTTACTCCATCTTTTATTCTGACTAGACATCTTTCAGCTAATTCAGGTTTGTCAAAAAGTTGAGTATGTGTACCTAATTCTTCAAGTCCACCTCTCTGGGTTACGTACAAATTCTCATTTAATAACTTTATTGTATAAAATTTTAATTGTTTATTCATTCTAAATACCTATCAATATCCTTTTTAAGAGGGATTAGTAAAATCTAGGATAAATCTATAAGGGGTATATATAAACACGCCTTAAAGCGCATCCTAGACCCCTTAGAATTGATTATTCATCTTCTTCGCTAGTCGTCCTCTTCGGACTCATCCTCTAAATAATTGGCTCCAAATCCTACTTCAACACCACATCCACCTGCTCGTTCTTGAGTTGCTTCAGTTTCTTCTGAGTGTTCTTCAACGAATTGAGCTATTGTATTATATTCTTCAGATGTCATAATTACATAATTTTTCTTTACATAAAGACACCCAAAGATAACTAGTAATAAAGTATTAATTCCCGCTAATAAAGTTGTTATGCTAATCATTTTTTTGATGCCTCCCTTGATAATTTTTAATAAAAGAAAATAGGCGGTTCATTTAAGGCTGGAAAAACCGACAATAACCCGTTTAATTCCAAACTGGATTACTTCATACCTTCTAGCAAGGTTTGTTTTTCTAGGGGTCATTCGCAGAGCGAATTAAAAACCTAGGTTTATAAGTTACTTTTCTAAAGGTCTCGCAATAGTGGCATAAAGTTTACCAGCTTTTGATTTCTTTAATTCAATATTAATGAAACCAGCTTCATTAATTGGATTTTCCATAATTTGCTCAATATTAATACCTAATTTAATAATGTCTCCAAATTTTGTTTCTTGTACCTTTACATTAATTCCTTTTGCGAAATCGGGTGTTTGTTGTTTTTTATCCATTCGTTGTTCTCCTTTTCTTTAGTCCGGTAGGACGGTTGCTTATTGGTTGTTTATATAAAATGAAAAAATAGTACTGTACCAATTATTCCTATAGTTAGCATTATAATTGCCTCTATTTCATCATATTTGTCGTCATCAAACATTTTTTGTTTCCTTTGTCTTTTACATATATATTATAAAACAAAAGGGGTTAAAATTAAACCCCTTTAAAATTATATTATACTCCACAAGTAGTTGTTTATGTTATTTTATCCTACTGCTGAAAAACAAGGATAAACCAAGGCTTTCATATTGTTAGCTTCTCCATATTGGATAATTATAGCTTGCCCCTTTTTAACTCTTAGGGTTACCGCCAATGTTGCTCCTAAACCTAGTGGTGTTCTTGTATTATTGAAATTTCCATCAGGTAATTGATAACCTACAAATCCGCTTGAGCTTGTTACAATACCTTGTATATAAAGTAATCCTGTTGCAGGCATAGTATAACTTGCCCCAGTAGCACCAACTGTAATATTTGTTGGATTATCAAAATCGTAACAATTATTATCTACTAAATTATTTTTCCCTACATTGGATAGATTGCTTAAGCCTGCGTTTGCTCCCCCATCCGAAATAAGGTTATGAGTTACTCCATCCATGTCTGTATAAACTACATCATTTTTTTGAATTGACAACTTTGCATTTGTATTATCGCCTACGTATGTTTCAAAATTTAAGCATCTACCTGATTTTGCATCGGAAACAGGATAGATAGCAGAACGATAATTATTTTGCCCTAACCACAATTTAGCTCCTGAGTCAGCCGCATTTGTTTTTGCGCTTGTTTCAATAAAAACACCTTTTCTATTTTCCCAAGCTCCAGAACCTTCATAACCCACAGAGACTTTTGCATCTACTCCAGATGAACTACCTACGGTATTGGAACTTCCGACAATTTCAACTTTTGTATTATATGCCGAATTAGCTGATATGCGTATGCCTGCCGTAGTGCTGCTCCAAGTTGGCCCATTTCGAATTTCAGTAATGCCACGAGCATAGTTAACGAAGTCACCAGATGAAGAAATCTTCATTGTTCCGTCGCTATTTTGTTGCTGTAATCCTACTATTTTAGGAGCAGTTGAGTCAAATCTAATCATTCCACCGGTAAAGTCGGAGTTAGAGGCTGTTCCAATATGCACTGTAATCTCTGGGTTTGTAGTATTACCTCCTAGAGCCACGTTTAAGCCCTTATTAGAGCTATTTGGTTGTAAGAAAACCTTTTCACCGGTAATTGTTTGGTCTGTATCTGTTGTAACCATATTAGTAGGAGAACCACCTCCATTACCTTGATAAGCTAAATCATTGTAAGCTGTTGCACCATCTCCAATTTTAAACTTACCTGTATCGGTTTCAAAGCAAGGTTCACCTTGAGCTAGAGTTGGATTATTTGTTGTCCAATTTGCGGCTGTATCACGTCTTAATTGTATTTTTGTCATCTGTTTAACCCTCCACCGCTGCTTCTTCGCCATTGGCTGCTTTAAATAAGTTATCTAATTGTTCGGAAGTAACACCAAACTGCCCACATAACTGGTCAAGTAATGGATTACCCCTATATACAAAATTACAGAATTGTAACTCAATAGCTACTTGTTCGTTTTCGTCCATAAGTGTTTTAAGGTCAGCCCATTTAATACCTAACTTCTGTGTACAAGCCAAAAGAAAATCCCTAGGTGTCATTTTCAACATTGCAACTAGTTCTTTATTCTTTTGTTCTATTTCCTCAGGTAGAAGAATTTGACCACCAAAGAGCTTATATTCTTTGTCTGTTTCTTCTATCACACAATTGGGGCAGAACTTTATTTTTTCCTCAAGTTCTTCTCTTGTGTTAGCTAACTGAACAATTAATCTATTCTGTTTAGCTATAAACATAATTTGTTTACCTCCTTTTTTTTAGTCGTCCGTCTGACGACGTATTTATTTTTATTATAAGATAATTAGGGGTATATTTCAACCCCTTTTATCTTCATTAGTTAGCTAAGCTATTTCCTCCATCAATAACTGTAATTGTTGGAGCTGTTGCAGAAATCTTAACACCTAATTCGGTTTGAGTAACTGTAATATTATCTCCAGCTTCAACTGTATCTTGCTTAATGTACGCTTTTCTATTTAAGTCGCAAACTTTACCTTTTAGTGTTACGTTTGAACCAGTCATACCATCTTGAATTGTTACGTCTGAAGGACAAAGAATAATATCTCCACCTCCTGATGCATCCAATTCCAAATTGTGAGATACGTAATCGCCTTCGTTTCCCGCAGGGAATGTATGTTGTCTATCATACTGAATATCAAGAATTTCAGCAAAATGAGTTCCAAGCTTAATACCTTGTTCATTGCCTAATTTAATGGTTTTGTCGAATGTATTGCTACCCGTAAAGACGTTATCTCCTGCAGCAGTAACATCGCCTGTTCCACCTCCGCCTCCTCCAGCAGCATCAATTTTGACTGTTCCATCAGATAAATCGGTTAGTGTAATATTTGCTCCGGCAGTTAACTTCGTTTGTTTCATACCAAGAGAAATTTTCATTGTGGAGATATCTGCTTCATTGGCTGTTACACGACCAGATAAGTCGTTAACCTCATTACCCAACTCATCCAAATTAGCGTGTAGTTTGCCGTTAACAACCTGAATAGTTTGATTGTCAACATCTACCTCAGTAAGATATTTCTTATTTTCGGTAGTCTGGATATCATCAGAACGAAGTCCGTTTGCTTTAATTGATACAGCATTTATCTCTCCAGAACTTGTTATATTTACAGCATTAAGGTACTTTGCAGTAACCTGATTAAGAGTTGCAAGCCCATCAACTTCTAGTGGGGCACCAGCAATATTAACTTTTCCCGTAAAGGTATTAGTTCCGGTAAACTTATTGCTATTTTTAAGGCTTGCACTGTCGGAAGCAATACTATTAATATCGGCTTTCATTGAACTAATATTAGTTTCATTTGTGGTAATCCTTTTACCTAAAGCTATAACATCATTTTGCTCTTGAGTTGTTAAAGCTTTTAAGTCTGCGGATAATTTATCTGTGGTAGCCTTTGTTGCATAGTTTACTGCTACTTGGTCAGGCGTAACGGCTGCTGTGACCTCTTCTCCATTTGAAACTTCTACGTCCGTAGCAAATCTTACAACACCTTTAATCGTATTTGTACCTTCATCAATATTACCATAATATTGTCTTCCAGTATCTCTGTTTAGTTTTACATAATCTCCGCCTAAGTCTTCCGGCACCAGTCCTTCTTTAAGGTTTGGCGTGTCGAAAGATGTATCATCGGTTTCATTTTGAATATGTAAAATATAGGACTCTTTTGTATTTTCTTTTTCTGTGATGACAGGAGAAAAACCTTTTTCGCCTTTATCACCTTTTGCACCTCTCACTCCTTGTCGGTTGAGGTAATAGCGAAAATCTACCATCTTAAACTCCTTTCTAAAGACATTAAGCATTCTAAATAATAAGCTTCCGCACTTTTTTTATCTATAAACTGTTTTTTAGGAAAGTTAGGGACATAAACACAGTACGACCTAGAATGTTTAATCCTATCAAAAAAGGTAAAAAATTTCCACCCTGTTTTGCTATATCCTTTCCTGTTTTTATTATTTTTGGAACTGTCTGTTATTCTCAAATTTTCTCTTCGGTTATCTAAGGGATTTCCGTTTATATGGTCAACTATTTCATTGTCTTTAGCTTGTAATAGTAATCTGTGTAGAAGTTTTCTTTTCCCATTTTTTATGTATATTTTCCCTTGGGTAGTTATACTAAAATGCCATTTATTTTTGTTTACAATATATTCGTCTTCTATATCATACAAAAAACTAATAGACCTACCTTTTTTATTTGTAATTCTACAGATTTTAAAGTCAGCCATATTTTTTGTTTTCCTCTTTTTATACTTGTACTACTCTTATGGCGTTAAACTCACTGCGTTCATCTCCCAATGTTAGTGAATATATTTCACTTCCGGAAGCAGCATCAAGCAAATCCAATTTAATCGGGAATTTACCCAGTCCGAGAGTATCTGTGTCATCTTTTGTTATTGTAAAAGTAAAAGAACCGTTAGATGGGTTATCAATTTGTCCTATTACTTCTATATCCGTATTTTGTGTAATTATTTTTTCTATCAATGTTTTTGCATCTGCGGTAGGAGCGCCTAAAACTCTAAACCTGATAGAATAAGCGTTTAAGTCAAAAGGAACAAAAGAAATGCCATTATCTTCAGTTATTTCTATTGTTGAAGAAAACATATTTTTTTGACCTTTTATACACGTAGCATCAATATAAGGCATAATTTAATTTATTCACCCACCTTTCTTTTAGTTCTTGTAATTAGGGTAGTATGTATTCATAAGTCTTCCACTTAGAGGGTTTGAAACATTCTTTGGAATAAATAGATATGTTGGTATGGTAAAATACCTTAATCTATTACCCCCTGGGTTGTAAGTTGAAGATATTTGACTTCCGAAGATTTTAACTTCTCCATCATACACTCCATCTGTTGCCCAACAAAATGCACCCGTTCCAAGATATCCTTCATTTTGTCCAACACCTATGCTTCTAGGTTGAATAGTAATCGACCTATTACTACTTTCGGACATTGTTTTATTTATTGTTGCAAGTTGTTTGCTTTCTCTATTCCAGTTTAAGTCACAAACTTTAATAAGTTCTCCGACGTTTTCATCTCCTCCGGTAATAATAACCGCCTTGGGAGTTAGAAGTTGGAATGCACCAATAACACAGAATGAACCATAAGATTGACTTGCGATTACCCTAATGCCTCTTGCATTAGTAATATTACATTCAACCCATACGGTACCATCTCCTGCATCCGTTACGGTGTAGTTAGAAATAGCTCCTCCCACAACTGTTGTATTAAATGAATTTGCAAAGAAGGCTTTATAAACATTAAACTTGACATGTGCCGAACTAATCTCTTGAGGAAAATCCCAAGCCCAAGTCCAATTCATTGCATTGGTGTTTATTGAACCACTTATCCAACCTCCGTAAGGAATTGCCGTTCCAGATAACTCTGTTTTTGTTGCCTGCCAAGCTCTATCACTATTATAAGTTGCCCAAATATTACCCCAAGAGGTGTTGTTTGATATTTGAGGAATTGTTATATCTTGAACAGAACTTGTTGCGCCAGCCCCAAAGGTTAATTTATCGTTATCTAAATCATAGTACAATACCGAACCTGAACCAGTCAAATCTTGTTCTTTAACTCGGTACACTCTATTTTTTGCGAATACATAACCAGCAGTAACCTTACAATGGTTTCCGTCAATTTTAAATGCTTTACAACCAACAGTACAGCCTTGATAAGTGTTTATAATTTTCTTCAGTCCACCAACAGATAAACTGTAGCCACTTGAAGCGAGTTCTTTTGACCCTTTAGTATAATCAATATCTAAGACTTTAGCTGAATAGTTATAACTATCTATCATATTGTTTATATTTGTAGTTAATTCATCGAAAGCATTTTGCACATCTGAGATTTTTACTACGCCTTTAAAGTTTTTCATTTTGTTTTATCTCACCTCCTTTACTTAACATTATATTTAACTCTTAAACCCCAACTTGCACCAGTTAAGACATCACCTTTTTTCATATAAACTACAACAAATCTTTTAGAATAATCTGCTCCCCAGTAGCCTAGGATTGTCGTGTCATTCAGCTTGATATCTGTAGAACCTTGATTTCCGACAGCAATAATACATTCGTAATCTGTTGCTGTATAGGGGAATGTTACTGTTCCTCCGTGAGACAAAGAAGAGTAGTTTGCGTAGTCTGAAGCTTGTATATAATCAGAAATGTTTTCTAAACAAATAAACCCATCTTTATCTATTCTGAAGTCAAACAGTTTTTGTCCTGACGCCGCAGTTGTTTTTGAGGCAAATTCTATTTCACGACCAGTAGAAATATTTGATATTGCTTGTCTATAATAAGCTGAGCCTTCTTTCATATCTGTTATACCGGTAGCTACAGTAATTCTTAAGGTGTCACTATCAAAGGTTACAATTGAAACGTAAAACTGTCCATTCTCGTATTTCATATCTTTAACAATAAAAGGGGCATCTATTATCTGGAATACCTCGTCCACTCTACAGGGATTATCCCCCGTAGATGGAACTGGTACTTGATAATTTCGACCTATGTATTGGTTGTAAACCTCTTGGTCTTTTAATACTTGTTCAAGATTAAGCAAAGCTTCATTTTTTAATTTTTCTAATTGATTAAATGCAGCCGTTAATTTTGAACCAAAAGCCAAACTTGAGGTATTAAAAAAATCAAAACCCATTATCTTGTTTTCCTTCCGTATTTACACTTAGCGAACGAATATGAACCACTATGTCTTTCTGTATCAGAATGTCCAACTGTGTCCCCATTATCTGTCCAGTTATGGGCATCTCTGTCACCTTGGTGAGCTGTGATGTTACCTAGGTTTTGGAACGCCATTCTGGATAAAGCCTGTAATAGGTTTTTACCTATTAAATATCCGCTTTCAATACATTTAATTGAATTGTCTGTATAACATCCTATAAACATACAGTTTTGAGGTGTTGTGCTTTCTTCACTTGCGTAAACATCGCCATTAGCTATTTTGCAATATACCCAAGGTTTCCCGCTGCTTGCACCTGTTTCCTGTGTATCTAATCTTTCTATGAGTTTGTTGTTAGCATCATAAAATACTATTTTAGTGCATTTTGTTCCGTTGAAAGAACAAGAGATTGGATAGTTTCGACAGTCCATTATATCCATAAGAGAACGTAAATTTACAATACAGTCTTCTTTTGAGTCAAGTGTAACATCTGGATAAACTATTTTTGAGAAATCTGGGAGGTTTACATCAAAAGCATCGAGCTTAGATATTTCAATTAACTTTTGTTCTATTGCATTAAAGTTTTCAATTAAAACATCTTTGTAAATTCTACCAATAATTTCTCCGGTATCAGGGTCAGTACCTTGATTATCATACCAGTCTTTTCTAGGTAAGGAAAATCTGCTTAATTTATTAGCCATTTTTAGTAACCTCTCATTTTCTTCATTAAATCGTAGCGTTGCCCTCTGACTAAACCACTGAATGATGATTTACTGAATTGTGGTACATCACTCTCAAATTTTGGAATGTAAGGTTGTTCGTAATAACCTATCAATGAACTCATTACATCTGCCAATTCTCTAGGTTTACGTGGGTCGCCACCCGATATAATATTACTATTTAATTCATCTCGACCGAATGAACCAAACATACTTTGACCGTAAGGTTGATAGAATTTATTGCCGGTTAAAGTGCCTGCAACAGGCAAGCCAGTTTTATTCGCTGCATTTAAAATACCAATTGTTTCTTTGGCGAATGTAGAAATAACTTCATCTGCTGACGTACCTTGTTCTACTATTCCATTGTCACTTATATAATATCTTTTGGCTCCATCATATAGATGTCTTAATCTACCAGATGGGTCTCTTTCAGCTCGTTTTAAAGCTCGACCGTATTGGTCTTTACCTTGAAATGCGTTGGCGATTTTCATAAATACTGGAGCTTGAGTAGGGTTCTTAAAGAAACCTTCTTTCATATCCAGTCCTGTACCAATCAATTTAAAAGTGTTCATTTGCGGTATCCATTCAAGGGAGCCTTCTTTTATTTGACCTGTACGTTCATCAAATCTATACGTTACAAAAGGCTTGTCGGATTTAACACCCAAATTTAATCTGTTTTGCATTTCATCATCAAAACCTATATCCGCAAGAATTCTGTTTAGAATAACGTTAGAAGTAATTGGATGATGTTCTAACATATACATTGTACTTCTTGCAGCTGTATCATTCCATCTCCAGAATGGGTTTTGAGCTGAACCAATTTCAACAGCAAGTCTAGGTAATGTTGTCTTTGTAGAGTTTAATAAAGCCTCAGCTTTAATTCCTTCTATAACATCTCCAAGAGAAGATGCATCAAGTTCGTCTAAGGCATTAAGTCTATCTTTTGGAAGAATGCCTCTTTGCCTTAACTGTCTGTGTGCTGCCATTTCGGAAAAGATGTTTTGAGTTTTTCTATCAAGAAATTCCGTAATTGCACCAGTAGTATATTTGTTAACTGTTTGAATTGGTTTCAACCAAGGCGTTTTAACGTCTTTTAAACTTGACACATTTCTGTATGTTCCAAGGTTTTTAGATAGCTGACCGTGAGTTTTTAACGCATGAGCAAAATCATCTAAAGTTTTCAATCCTGAAGACATTATAGCATTGATGCCACTACCGATTACGTTTGCACCTAGGTACGTTCCTGAAGCTAACATTGAACCTTTTGTTATTGCATATAAATCATTAGCCCAGTCTTGAGCAAAGAATTTACCGATTTGTTTAGTTTGATTTGTAAGTTCTTTAAGAACTCTTTTATCAATTGCAATATCATCCGCGTTTACCGGTTTAGTCGATGCTTTCTCTTGAATTTTTTGAAATGTATCAGTTCCCTCCAACGATGCTTTAGGAATATAAACATTGTCTTTCTCAATGGCGGAAGCAACGCTTTTACCATTCAATGTTCCGCTTTGTAATTCGTCCTTGATACTTCTACCAACATATTGTTGACTTAATCCATCTAAAAATTCAGACGGACGTTTTAACGACTTAGCGACTTCAGCATAAGGAGTTAAACCATATTCCCTAGTAGAAAATTTACCAGCGTAAATTCTGTCTAAATCATCTACCCTTCCTCCAAGCTTTTCTAAATCTACTGCTTCAGCTAATGCGTGAGTAATAGGGAAAAGCCTTCCTTCGTGGAAACCTTGCTTAGCATCAATAACCTGTTTAGCAAGTTCGTCGCCTTGTTCAGCTAGATTTTTCAAACCTATGTTCTTATCAACCCCTTGAGGAATTGAGTCATTTAAAGCTGTTATTCTTTTCTCTGCTTCACGATAAGTTATGTTATTCTTTCTAGCTATGTTTTGTGCTACAGTTAAGTGTTCTGGGTCAACGGTAGTTGAAGGACTATGCTTTTGAGCAATTGTGTGATAATCGTCAGAAAAGTTTTTTAGTAACTTTCTTTGTTCAACTGGCACACCCGTCCAATCGCCAGTTTCTTCAGCTCGTTTAACCAAATCTTCAAGGTCAATACTTTTATCTTTCTTGATAACTTGTAATTGGTCTCCCAGTTTATTAATATCTTTTTGAACGCCCGCTGTTTTAACATTTATTCCCTTTTCAACGGTTTCACCAGCATTGATACTCTTACCAATAGCTGTCTTAGATAAGGCACTTTTAAGCACCTTACCTCCACCCAAACCAATAAGGTCTAAACCTACATCAACAGGGTTTTGAAACATTGCATTGGCTGTATCGTAAGCTTGTTGAACTCCTTTATTCACAACACCCTTGAGTCCACCTTGTTTACCAGCTTTAACAAATTCTGCTGGTGTTTTAGTGCTTACGCTATAGCTTTTTCCCCAAGTGTCAGCTGCATCTCTTACTGTTGCGGTAAGTGGGTTTACATAACCCATCATACCGATTTGATTTACAACATCACCCAAAGAAGCATTTCCGTCTTTAAGCATTTCTCCGAGTATGCGACCTTCATTAAAGGTGTTCTTTACATTTTTCAGTTCATATTTCCCAAATCTTACCGCATTAGCAATAGGGTGACTGAACATACTCACAACGCCTGTGCCGATATCTTTTAAATTTTGGGAAGCGTTAGGAAAACCTCCATAATACCAAGTGCTCCAGTTTAATGGAACTTTATTTCCATTTTTAAGGTTTTGCACATCTTGTTGTTTTTGGAGATTTTGAATTTCTTCAAGAGCTTTCCCGTTAAATGAACCGGAGGCGCCTCCTGAACTTGATGGAGCTGCCTCCACTGGAACAGATTGTTGTCTTGCATTATCAAGTAGGTTTTGATAATGAGCTGCTCTTTCATCTGCGGAGTCATTTACATATTGTATGTATTGTGAAAAATCCATTATTCATAGCCTCTTGTTAATCTAAGTAAATCAAGATAATCTCTTACATTTGCGTTTTGATTGCCTTTATTGCCTAAACCAAATAAATTCACTGACTGCTCAGCATTAGGACTACCAAACGTTCTGTTAACGGATGGAACTGTTCCAACTATTTTCTTCGCTAAATCAGGGTTTGATGTTCCTAAATAAGCGCTGTTTGCCATTACAACATTTGTTCTATTTGTATCAGCATTTTGTTGTTTAATTCCTAAATCCTGTTGTTTTTGTTGGAATTCGATGTCATGTCTAGGTTTTTCTGCAGTCTCTTTTATTTCTGGCATAATTAAGTCTTTTGCTACGTTGGTATCGTTGCTATACTTACTTACATCTGTTCCATATCTAGTCAAATTATAGGTGTTAGCGTATTTGTTTTGGTCTTGCCTTGACGCAGGAATTCCGGTAAGGATAGTATTTCTTCCTTGTTGTTGAGTATTTTTCATAGTATCGAAACCAGACTGTATTTCCTTCTGGTGTTCCGCCTCTTGTTTCATACGTGCTTCAGCTGTTTTTTGTATTGCATTAATAACATTACCATTACCCGCCACAGCTTGTTCCATTAATGTTTGGGCTAAAGCCTGATTACCTTGAGCTAAGGTCAACGCATCTTTTTGGAATTGTTCCATATTTTTTAATTGCGCTAAATATTCTTGATTTGTTAAGTCGTAAGCATTATCCATAGGTGTTTGATAATTTTGAAGAGCGTTCATCATCTGATAAAACTTAGCTTTATCTGTAATGCCTGAAGTTCCTGCCCCTTGTTGAGCGCTCAAGATATTCATTGCATCTTGGGCTTGTTCAGGAGTTAATCGAACTAAATCCCATCTAGGGTCATTAGCAATAGCGTTATTATATTCATTTCTCAAACCAAGAAGTGTATCGTATGCATTTCTACCTCCTAGTTGGATTTCAGCTTTTGCTAAGTTTGGTAGATTTGCTTGTAAATCTTGATTTAATTGCTGAATTTTTTGAGCGTCCATTTCGTTCAACATTTGGTTGTATTGACTCGCTGTTACAGTAATCGGTTTGCCATTTTCGTCTTGACCTATAACAACGTCAGGACGTACATCTCGTGGCGCCTCTATAGGAGCCATAATTGCGTTAATTGCCCCTAATTCTTCTCCTGTCAAACGCATAGGTGGAAGCCCTTTTCCATTGCTAATTGCAACGCTATTTTGAGGAGTTATATACGGTTGATAATTAGGACGTTCTGGGTCAGGAATATTTAAGCTGGATGCCGCTCCTGTTTGAAACCCTTGTTTTTCAACTCCACCAGTTAGTACGTCGCCTTTTCCCGCCATACTCATAATACGATTTACATAATCCTGAGTTTCTTTAAATGGGGGAACTCCACCGTATTTCGCAACATTGCCTGGCCCTGCATTATAAGAAGCAAGGGCAAGTCTATAATTACCATTATACATCTTCAGTTTTGATTTCATGTATTGAGCTGCCATTCTAATATCTCTGAGTGGGTCAACTCCTGCAGTAAAACCCATTCCTTTTGCAGTGGAAGGCATAAATTGAGCTATACCTATTGCACCAGATTCGGGGTTTTTTGCTCTAGGATTAAATCTGCTCTCTTGATTTAATTGAGCAATAAAAATAGCAGGGTCAAGACCTTCTTTAATGGCAATCTGAGTTGCATAATCAATATAATCTCGTTTCGTTAAAGTCATCTATTAACCTCCTACCTTTGCAGTCCAAGGGTCGGTACTAGAGAATAAACTCCCGCCCGTATTTACCTTTTGAGGTTGGATACCTTTTCCTCCAGCCCATTTAGGATAATATTTTTTAGTACCAGTTTTCCAATCATTAACTAGGGTACTAATTCCAGCCCAACCTTGTTGGAAAGCTTTACCTAGGTCAGATGAAGAGGATGCTTCCCTTGAGTCTTGAGAGGTTGAACCTGTTCCGTTCATTGCAGATAATTGGTCGGCTGCATCTGTACCTAAAGAAGCGGCACCACCTTTAAGAGCAGCCCCGATAGCCATACCCCAAGGATTTCCAGAAGAAATTCCAGCATCTCCTAACGCGTCCATAAGACCCGTGTACCATCGACTATTAGCTTGATTAACCATATCATTATATTGGTCAATATCAGAATAAGCTTTACCTAAACTGTAAGCATTTTGATAAGAGCTGTTTGCCCCCACCATATTTTGATAATCTTGGTTAGCCATATTATAAGAGTTCGTAACACCTTGATTTCTTAGCCTTGAAGCATAATCGTTCCAATACCTTTGGTTGTCATCATAAGCTCTCTGTCCGGATGAACTATAGCCTCCGGTCGTAGCGGAATAATTATTTGCTGTGGTTTGTCCCATAGCACGCTTATAATTACGTAAAAAATCAGATTGGTCAACATTATCAGCCCCATAATATTTATTAAGGTACATATCTTGACGTGCGGTTGGGTCACTGAGGTATTCGTCCATTCTTGTTAGGTTTTTTTGATACAGTGGAATAGCTGTATCAGAAATCGCTTTACCTCCTATGTTATAGTCGGTTTGCTTCTTTTTTGCGTGTTTAAATGCCATAATTCATTTTTCTCCTTCTTTATTATCATAACAAAATGTTCTAATATTTTTACTGAACAACTTGTACAATAATATTATAACACTTAAATTGTAAAAATTCTATTCAATTGTAAAGTTTTGTTTACCGAGTAAACAGAACGCTTGTTTTGTTTATTTTATTTAGATACAATCAAATTATTCATCACCTTCATACTTTATATCACTTCGCTCATTCTCTCAAGTTATTACTTATACTGTCGTCCAAGCGGAGCTTGTACTCTCCCCTTAAATCCAAGATAATGTCGTCTATCCATTCTTGAGGTAAAGTTTTTTCTGCCCATTTTAATCCATGTTTGTTACAATAATCTGCGTAAGATGTTTTGCTTCCTTTTTTGATTTTCTTTTGAGCATTTTGAAAAAACATTCTAAACTCAATTTCAGGATATTGTTCTTTAAGTCGCAACATTTTCATTCTATCATCAACTTCCCATAACCCCTTTGTTTCGATTACGATATGAGGTGATACAGGAAAGTCTGGAGTATATTTATGTTTTGTCTCAGGAACAATGTATTCAAAAGTTTTACTTTCGTAATTATCGTCTATTCCTAACTCTTGAAGTTTATCCTGCATTTTCTTTTCTAATCCGCTTCTCCACCCGTGTTTTCTTCCGGCTGCATCCGCAGTTATCTTTTCTCTATGAAATCTCATTTAACTAAACTCCATATTTGTACATCATATACCTTTTCTTCACCTTTTGAATTTGTATAAGGAGCTATCAAAGGAATATATCCAGTCTTCTTAAATCCAAGCCTGCGACACATTCCAATAGCTCCGACCGCAATAGCCGGAATTTCAGCATACAAAATATCAAAAATAGAACAATGAATTATCTGTTTATATATATCCTTAATTCTATGCCCCCATATAGAACGGTCATTAACGATATGTACCTGAGCTGAATTCCTAACTCCCATTCTTATATTATCGAAAATTACAATACCATAAAGAAAGTATTCATTATCATCAAGAATAGCGGTTATGCTTGAGTCTTCAGCCTCAATATAATCTTTAAGAAATAATAATAACCCCTCTGTGTTTAAACCTTTTAAGGGGTTTTGGTCGTCAAAAACAAGATGACAAGAGTCATAACAACTCTTAATATCCTGAGCGAATTTGAATAAGTCTTGTTCTTTCATTTGTCTATATTTCATATCTAACTCCCTTGACTGAAATCGGGTATAAGTATTGCAGCTAAGCAGAATGCTTCTGACTTAGGAAATTCAAAAGATAAACTTACTCCATATCGACCGGACATTGGAGCATACACTCTTGTACAGTTTGACATTTTATCTGCCCACTTACGTTGAGTAGAAAAAGAATTATATAATGAGTTATTCTTTTTATTTGAATATATCATTGGTGGAAGATTTTTTGTACTAATTCCATTTGTACCCATAGAGGTATTAGGTGCTATATGTTGCAGTGACACTTGAGTATTACTTACCGTTAAATCGTATTCGATATTGTTTAACTCTGAGATTTCCAGTAATGAACCACAAATCATACGATTGTCTCTTAGTCCGATTGCTTCAAAGTTCGCAATACCTGTAAGATTTTCTATGATTGTACCTTTTTTATAATCTTGGAATATTTTACCATCTTCACTAACTCCCAAGGTTCCTTGATTAAATCCTTGAAAATCAAGTGCAGTTAAATCAAGTTCGCGAGGGAATATTGCTTTTGTTGATGGAACGTAAACAATACCGTTTTTCAACTGTTCTCCATAGTAAAGAATTAATACCTTTGCTTCAGAGTTATACACAAGGGTTCTTTTTTGGTCAGGTATTCCGAAGTTTGTTGCGTTTAACCCCTCCGCATCTACGAGAGTTTTACCTGCTACAAGCGAACCGAATACGTTTACTGCTGCAGCTACGAGAAGTGAAGCTGAGTTGCTATCATAAGCTAAAATTTGCTTATCAACAATAACGTGGTCTTTTGCGTATTCTTGACCAATTTGAGCAATCTTCTTAATAGATATTCCGATTGTACTACCAGCCGAAACACTATCAGTACTATCAACCCCAAAGGCTAAGAAATATAAACCATTTTGTTTAGTGATTAAAACACCGTTATAATAGTCTTCTAATGCTAAACATTTTGAGTTATCATCGCTAAACCCCTCGAAAAATCCAGCGCCCATAGCTTGTTCAAAGTTATCTACAACACCAACCCCAGAATAATATATTCTTCCACTTACATCAGATATACAAAGCCTGTTAGCACAAAAGCCCATAACCTCGGGGGTAATATTAATGTTTGGATTTGTCTCACTTACCTCCTCTGGTTTATATTGAAAAGTCAGGGTATGGATTGTTTGTTCAACCAAATTAATCTTTTCGGTTATTGTTATATGCGCATTTCCGGTTAAAACAGTCATTCTTAATTTGCAAGCTGGTTCTTGTATAGATGACACAACTTTCCCATCTACTGTCACAATTGCATTTGAATTGATTTCTTTGTCTGCATATTGAACACTAAACAAATCCTTAAAAATAGCTAAGGACTGCTTATCACTTACAGTATCTAGGAAAGCCCCGTTTTTATATAACTCAACAGACGTTGTATTATTTCTATAATTTAAAAAGATTTTAAATTCATACTTTGCACCTGCTTCAGAAAAAGACTCGTCAAAGGTAATTGTTCCGTATTTATTTGTATCACCACTTTTACCATGAATACGAACTCTTAGTTGATTGGTAGGTTGCATATACCCAACAAACCAATCCCCATCTGACTCCATACCTGTCACAATAGGAGTAAGTACAGTTTTGTCTAAGCTGTCAAGTGCAAACGGAACAGTTATAACAACTTCTTTATTGTTATCTACATAACTCTTTAATGTTGACACTTTTACAGGTTGGTTAATAGTTGTTTCCGTATTTGTAATAGACACAACTTTAACCGGTACATTTTTATCTGTGGTTTTAATAACAACTTCTTTCCCTTCCCAGTAATAAGGTAAACTTTCTTCAGGTATAGTCGTTTCATAGTAAGTTGTATATGTAGAAATATCCAAGTTAGTATCTATTTCGTTTTCCGGAGACTCGCTATAATATGAACCAAAATAATAGTTTACACCTGCAGTTCTAAGAATTAAACTGTTACCATTTCTTGCTGTGATAATAGGTTCTTCTATAGATGGAATAACTGTTTTATATTGCTTTAATCCACTTTTAGCTGTGTAAAGGTAAACATTACCTGCATTAGACTCGATATCTTTTGTTATAATAAAAATAGATGAAGAAGCTGCATCGTCTTCAGATATGCATAAAATCTTTTCATTGTTTGGAATTGTTGCTTTTATATCATATCCGTATTGAGGAACTAAAGCCCCTTTTTCTGACCAAACGTTTCTTCCTCCAATAAGAGCCAAGCTTGAGAGTTGTTCGCCATATCCTCTAGGGGTATCAAGAAGATATAACCCTGTGCTAAAATCAGTAAATAAAGCTTGAGATGTATCTACTTTTCTTTTAGCCATTAGTCTAATAACCCCCTTCTATAATTGTAATGTCCACCTTGCCTATCATAACCTCTCATTAATTCTACAGAACCAATGTCATGTTCTAGGAATGTTTTCATTCTATCATTTAATAATTGAGAATAATACCCAGCGAGAGCATTTTGAAGTCTTGTAAAAACTAATTCACAAGCCTTTAACAATACTAAATCACAAAATCTATCGCTTGCTAAAATACTGTCCTCAATACTTTCAATTCTATCTCTGAATTCATCGTTATTTGATGAAACAAGGTCGGTTGTAGATAATGTTAGTTTGATAGTGTATTCCTCATCCGGCATAGGGAGAAGCTTTAAATACCCTCCTCTTATTACATATTCAGATGGGATACCAGTATTACTTACCTTCATCGGCTCATTAGTTTCAGGATTTGTTTCCAAAACCTTGTGCTCAATTTCATCGTAAGTATTTAATAATTGATTATATTTAAGCGTTTTGTTTGCACCAGATTGAATAAGTTGAACGTTTTTAATAACCCCATCAACACCATACTCATCTTTAAATTTTGTAGTGGTTATTGTATCAACTCGTTCTAAAACATTGTTGCAAATATAACAGTTATCAATTGTATTTAATAAAGCTTCACTTAATTGCTCAAGCAAAAACCTGTTTATGTCTGGAGTGTCTGTTTCGTTTGTATAAAGGGGAAAACCTGTATTGATAGCTAATCTATTATACAAATCTTTTACTAATACTGACATATTTTGTTTTTCTCCTTTTATATTTTAAAGAAATGAGAGGGTATGGGTTGCCCCACCCCCTCTCTAAATATATAACATTATAAATAAACTATATAATTGTTATATTAGGCAGGTAATTTAATAAATGCTACAACACCTGCTTTTGGTTCAACCAATTTTTCTCCATAGATTTCTAAACCGTGGTATTCATCAGCATATCTATCGTGAGATACGAATGTATCTGGTGGAAGAATTTTTGAAGCTCTAGTTACAAGGTTTTTAGTACCGATAACTACAGCCATAACACCTGCTACTGCACCAGTAATAGTTACTTTATGTTCTAAGTCAGTGTTATTAGGGTCTAAGCAAGCTTCAATTTCTAAATCCATACCTAAAACTCTATCAATTGATTTTCCTTCAACTCTCTTATCAGCTAAATCAGTTCCTCTAGCTCTAGTGAAGTATTCAGAAGTTAACAATAGGTTGTAAGCATTATCTGGAACGAATACAGTTGCTCTATCATTTACGCCTTGTTGAGGGTTTGAACCGTAAGTGATATGACCATCTGAAGCGATTGCACCAGCAACTCTTAGTTTAGTTTTAGCTGGGATGATTACTTTAGTAAACAATTCATCAGCTGTAGCCAATTCAATTGGAGCTTCTGGAGTACCAATTCTACCAACTGTTGTATCATTAACAATCATATTAGCTGTTAATAAGTTGTGCCCAGTTCTTAAGTTATGTGCTTCAAGGGCTAAGTTACCAGATGCTTCATTCCATCTTTCTTCAGCTTTAGTTAATCTAGAAACTGCGAATGCGTATTTAGCATACTTGTCGATAGTTAAGATGTTTTTAGTGAATGCAGCGTAAGTTCCTTTAATTCTAGCGTCTTTTGCAGCACCATTAGTACCCACATCAGCAGTGTTACCAGCTAAGATTTTACCAGTATTGATTTCACCAAATTCAAATTTAACAGAATTTACATCTGGTTTAGTGATAGAAACACTATCACCGATTTTGAAGAAATCACCAGCGAAATCTTCGTTAACTAATTTAGTTGTCATATCTCCCATTGGTTGAGTTAATACAGCAGCCATTTTAGCGGCATACGCTACTTCCATCTGTTGTGCACCTTGGTTACCAATAGCACCTGCGTTAGCAATTTGTGATTTTTCATCAATAGCCATTTTGTTTTCCTTTCTTTTGTTTTTACATTTCTACGGTATATTCGACCTAACCACCAATAAACCGAGATTACTTCTCTTACTGCCATAGTTGGCTATTTACCGACCTAACCACCTGTTAGGATTTTTCTTCAGTCCGTCCTCGGACTACACGTCCTTGGACTCTTCTTTTAATTCGTTAATTACTCGTCTGATAATCAATTTGTCTGGAGCGTTTACTCCATCCTTAATATCTCTTAAACTGTATGCAATTACTTTTTTCATAATTGCCCTTCCGGCTCCTCCTACAGGAACACCATACATCATCATTGTGTCTGCTGTAAGATTTGCGATTTTTGAAGCTTGTTCTTCATCTTCTTTCGTAACATTAAGTGTTACAACTTCTTCTATTTCTTCTTTTACTGCTTTATGAAAAGCTCTAAAAAATCTTTTTATATTCATCATTAACCTCTTTTAGATAAAGCTTTTGCGATTACGTCTTCATGTTCTTTATAAAATTTCGCTCTTTCCCTATATGGAAGTTTAGCTAATTCATCAAGTACATTTAATTCGTTTATCATTGTACCAGCATTTACAGATGTTTTACCTGTTACACCTTCTTCAAAGTCTTCAACCTTTGGTTTCTGAACCACTGGTTTGGATAATTTTTCTACTGCTAGAGTAGGGGGTACCTCTTTCCCTTTTTCTGGTTCTTTAGTAGGTTCAGTCTTTTCTTTTTCTGGGGAAGGCTCTTTTAAATCTGTAG